CGCAGATACTAATGCTCATACTATGGCGATGCGATTAGTTGCTATGTCTAGCGGTATCACACAAACAGCAGCCGAACAGTTGCTGAAGAAAGACTCAACAAAAGCAGAAGAGATATTGATTATGAACAATCATTTGTTCTGGTCGTTTGAGTCAACCCCAACCTTAAAAGATTTAGATGATGAGGTCTCAGCATTTGAGACAGTATGGGGTAAGAGTCCAGTATTAATAGTTGTAGATAACCTTATGGATATAGCAATGGATGGACACGAAGAGTTCCAAGGTATGCGTGCAGCAATGAAAGAGTTAAAGTATCTTGCAAGAGATACCAACTCAGCAGTTCTTGTTTTGCACCATACTAAAGAAGGCTTTGAAGGATATCCTTGCCAGCCACGCAGCGCTATACAAGGCTTAGTTAATCAGATACCAGCAATGGTATTAACAATTGGTCAGATGAAACAAGGAGATGATACCTATCTCTGCGTAGCCCCAGTCAAAAACAGATATGGGCGAGCAGACCAGACAGGTAACAACTATGTCAGCCTTGCTTTTAATCCTGACACAATGTACTTAGATGATGTCCAAGTTAAATATATGCAGGAGAATATGTATGGAAACTAAAGTATGGGATAATAGTTTTAGTAAAGAAGATGTAGAAGTACTAGTAGGTAGAGCGCTAACAGAAGCAGAATGGGATTCAGTTGTTGATGCGCTATACAATGATGATGATTTATATAATGAAATGGCTACTAAAATTACAGACATAGCACTGGATACGGTAGGCATTGAGTAGTAAATCCAAACGCAAAGGCAGCCAAGCAGAACGAGAAGTCGTTGCTTGGTTAAAGGCTAATGGTTATAAGTATGCAGACCGCAGATTAGCAGGAGCAACCCTAGACAAAGGCGATATTAGCGGTGTGCCAGGTGTAACCATAGAGATTAAGAACCACGCCAAGTTAGACCTTGCAGGATGGACAGCAGAATTAGAAGTTGAGATGAAGAACGATGGTGCTTGGACAGGTACAGTCTTGCACAAGCGTAAAGGTAAAGGAGATGTAGGAGAATGGTATGCAACTATGCCAGCACAAATCTGGTTAGATTTAGTAAAGAAAGTTACCAATGGATAATCTTGAATTAATAATATTACTTCTGCAACAAGAGTTGTTAGGACTACTACTATGGATAAGCACAGTATTGCTGCCTATCTAAGGCATATAGGCGCCAGCCTGCCTAATGAGGGCAGTGGCTGGCGAAAGATGAAGTGTCCCTTTCACGGTGACAAACACGCATCAGCAGGAATTAATTATGAAGATGAAAGATTCAAGTGCCACGGATGTGGAGTCGGTGGTGATGTTTACGATTTAATTATGCACAGAGAAGGAGGTAACTATCGTGAGGCTGTCAAATTCGCAGAGACAATTTCTCCTACAGGCAACGACAGAATACGCCCAGCACATTCATCTAGCCGCAGACTATCTAGCAACACGGGGTCTATCGGTAGAAGAAGCAAAGATGTTCCACTTGGGGGTAGTCCACAATCCATTGCCAGGACACGAAGGCTACAAGGGTAAGTTAGTAATACCATACACAACCCCATCAGGTGTAGTTGACTTACGTTTCCGCAGCATCCACGGCGAGGACCCTAAGTACATAGGTCTGCCAGGTGCTAAGACAACTATGTTCAATGCACAAGCAGTGCTAAATGCAGATAGTTATATCTGCGTCACCGAAGGTGAGATTGACTGCATTACAGTAGTAACAAAAGTAAAACATCCAGCAGTAGGTATTCCAGGCGCTAACAATTGGAAGCCTTACTACAGTAAAATCCTAGATGATTTTGATACAGTCATAGTCTTAGCAGATGGTGACAGTGCAGGTCTAGAGTTTGGTAAGAAGATAAGTAGAGAACTGGGCAATGTAAACATAGTCCAGATGCCAGAAGGACACGATGTAAACAGCATTGTGATACAGGAAGGAGTACAGTTTTTAGATGAGCGAATCAGAAAATGTATCAATGGATGATATGGAAGCAGTCTGGAATCATATAGAAGAAAACCCATTACTGATGGGGATACCCTTATCAGACAGCAAAGGCTTAGATTTATTATCAGCCCTCAGAGATATCTATATAACAAACAAAGACAACCAAGAAGGAGCACAAGTGCTGCTCACCCTACTAGCCAACGTCCTAGTAGCAGCCTCTCAAGGTGATGGCGAAGAGGTAGTAGAAGAAGTCATAGTCACAGAGGCAATGATGCAGTTTGATAAGCAGATTAATGAGGTACTAGATGAAGGACGTTAAATATTTCCAGGATATTCTGGATGAAATCAAAGTAATTATGGTTCAAAAAAATGAAGACTATGGTCCTTACAACATAGCCCACGCCCCTGGTGGTGCTATGAATGGGCTATTGGTGCGAATGCACGACAAGTTAGAACGTCTTCAGAACCTCCACTATAACAATAAAAGCAACACGCCGAATTATGAATCAGTAGAAGATACCCTAAAAGATTTGGCAAACTATGCCATAATAGGACTATTGGTACAAAGAGGTCAATGGGAAGGCACGGATGGAGCCAGCATATCTAACTGAATATGACACCTTAGTGGCGTCATTGGCAGTTGAGTACCACCGTAAGTATCCAATGATAGATGCCTTGGATATACAGCAGGTTATATGGCTATGGTTTGTTACACATCCAAATAAATATTCTGAGTGGTCAGAGTTAGAACAAAAAGATAAAGATAAATTAATCGCAAAGTCTCTGCGTAATGCAGCCATTAAATATTGCGAAAAAGAAAAAGCAAAGACAGTCGGCTATGAGTTGCTTGACCTTTACTACTATGACGCCTCAGTAGTGGAAGCCTTCCTGCCTAGCATCATCGCAGAATCCTACGAAATACCAGTTAAAATCAAGGATTTAAACCATAAATTTAACAAATCAGAGGCAGCATCAGACGGCAACAACTGGCTAGTTTTGCGGTCAGATATAGCCAACGCTTTCTTTAAGTTAACAGAGGCAAAACAAAATGTTCTTCGGGTCAGATTTAGCACAGACAATAACGAGTGGACCCTAATAGCAAAAGATTTAAATACAACAATAGATGGCGCCAGAATGAAAGTTCAACGTGCTATCAATTCATTAATTAGAAACCTAGGTGGATGGAGACCACGCACTGATGACGATATACAACAGGAAGAATCAGAAGATGTCGCAGAGTAAAGACATCAGAGACCTGCTTCATCAGGTTGACTACAGCAGAGCAATGGACTTACGCGGTAGTCCAATTGGAGATGTATGTGTATGTGGTTGTGATGTATTCATAATGCTTGCTGGTTTCATAGATGGTGATATAGGATTTTGGTTTACAGATGGTGAGTGTGCAGGATGTGGCAGTATGGTCACATTACCTACCCCTATAGATGGAGATGATGATGCCAACTTATGAATATCTTTGCCCAATCTGCAATGTTAAAGAAGAATATCAGTTCACGGTTTATTCTAATCACACAGTCTTTTGCAAAACCTGCAAAGTAGAAATGGATAAACAGTTTGCACCTACGCCAGCCCATTTTAAAACCAAAGGCTTTTACAAAACAGGAGATTAAATGATACCTAAGTTTAAAAATAGAGCAGCCTGCGATGGCACGGACACAAATATGTGGTTCTTAGAACAGGACTTTAGTTACAACTATCTCCTTAAAAGAATATGCAGTACTTGTCCAGCCAGAGTAGAGTGCTTTGATTATGCCTTGCATAATAATGTTATTGGATTTTGGGCAGGCACTACATACCAACAACGCAAACAAATACGCAGAGAAAACAAAATAACTGCTAAATCAATTACACCAGAACTGGAGTTCAAACGTGCTTGAACCTATACGGCAGGTATCAGGGGATGGAAAGCGGGAGAAGATAGCAGCAGCCGCACTTGAGGATTACTTCAAGGGCTGGAAGTTATATGGGACGCCCCGCTTTTATTTTTCAGACTTTCATATATGTTTGCAATGGGGCAATGGCAGAGAGAATTACATAGGCGACTTAGAAGTTAAGTGGCTAAAGACAGACAGCAGCAAGCCTGCTATCTTTCCATTTAATAAACTACAACAGATGATGATAGCCCCACCATATACAGACAATGAACATTCATATCACCGCATCTGCTTTAGATTTGCAGACGGCATAGCAATGGTGCCAGCCAGAGAGTTAGCACATATAGAACCAGTCTTTCATACCAGATGGGATACACAAGAGCGGGACCTAGTAGTTTTTTTTGACGCCAGAAGTAGACCAGAATACTGGCATAACCTGGTGATAAACGAATGACAGAGTTTCCGAATTGGTTTGCCTCTACCGAAGCCAAGCAAAACTTTGAAAAGTTTCTAGAGCCTTATAAGGGGCATACCGAACTACAATTTCTGCAACTAGGAGCCTATACTGGTGACGCTTCTTTGTGGTTATTAGAAAATATTCTTACTGATAAGTCGTCACACCTTACTGATGTTGATACCTGGGAGGGTAGCGATGAGGTTGCCCACGACAGTATGGATTTTAAAGAGGTTGAGAAAGCCTACGACTACCAAACTCGTGGCTATAAAAACATAACCAAGTTTAAGGGAACTACTATTGAATGGCTCAAGGCTGCGCCCTTTGAGTACT